ACCGGTGCTGCTGCAACGACGACCACCGGAACCCAAGCAACTCCGTGGAACGCGGGGTTTGATGAGGACACCCAAGCCTACGTGGGCGTCAAGGGCTGGCAGTCGCCGGCTGATCTGCTCACGAGCTACCGGAATCTGGAGAAGTTCGCCGGTGGGTCCAAGGCGCTCGTGGAACTGCCGGGTGAGGATGCCGACCCGCAGAAGATCAACGAGTTCTACGCGAAGCTCGGCCGCCCGGACTCCCCGGACAAGTATGACCTGAAGATGCCTGCTGACGCGGACCCGAAGGTGACGGACTTCTACAAGACCCTCGCGCACAAGCATGGACTGTCTGCGAAACAGGCCGCCGGCCTGTATGGTGAGTGGAATGAGTTCGTCACGGGTCTCGGGCAGCAGTCTGAAGCCGAGATGCAGGCAACCTCGGAGCGCGAGGTGCTTGATGTCAAGAAGGAGTGGGGTCAGGCATTCGAGCAGAACCTTGACGCCGGCCGTCGAGCTGCTGCGGCACTCGGTTACGATCAGGCGAAGCTGGACGCAATGGAAGCGAAGCTCGGCACCGCGGAAACCCTGCGCTTGTTCGCCACACTCGGGTCGAAGATGGGTGAGGACTCGTTTGCGGGCGGTGAGCGTGAGGGTTCCTCGTTCGCCTTGTCACCGGCTACCGCGAAGCAGCAGATCGCAGACCTGAAGATGGACAATCAGTTCATGGCGAAGTACCTGAATGGTGACAAGGACGCGATTGCCAAGATGACCCGACTCATGGAGTCCGCTCATGGATAAGGCAACCGTGCGACTGGAGTTGCTGAAGCTCCTGATCCCCCAGGCATCGCGCGTCGGGATCACGACGCCTGACCACACCATCGAGATTTGCAAAAAATTCGAGGATTATGTATCCTCAAGTAGCGAGGAAGTACCGGCCTCGCAAACGTCAGGGAAACCGGGTCGGCCTGCAAAGACAACCGACAACAAGGTGCCTGCGTTTCTAGACCCCGCTCAAGCGGACAAGTCGATCTCTACCGGACAGACTTGATCCATTTTTTAGCGAGGTCTCATCATGAGCTTTGAAGTCACGACTGCTTTTGTACAGCAGTACACCACCAACGTTGCTCTGCTGCTCCAGCAGCGCGGTTCCAAGCTGCGCGACTACTGCACCGTCGGCAGCTACACCGGCAAGGCCGCCAAGGCCGTCGAACAAGTCGGCGCAGTGACCGCACAGGTCCGCACCAGCCGTCACTCCGACACGCCGCTCATCTCCACCCCGCACGACGCCCGTTGGGTTTTCCCGACCGACTACGAGTGGGCGGACATGATCGACGATCAGGACAAGCTGCGCATGCTGATCGACCCGACCAGTTCGTACGCCACCAACGGCGCTTACGCCCTCGGCCGTGCGATGGACGACCTGATCATCACTGCGGCTCTGGGTGATGCCAAGACCGGCGAGAACGGCACCACGACCACCGGGTTTGCCACGGCCACGCAGCAGATCGCCGCTGCCGCCAGCGGTCTCACCATCGCCAAGCTGCGCGCTGCGAAGAAGATTTTCATGCGCAACGAAGTCGATATGGACATGGACCAACTGTGCATCGCGGTCACTGCCGAGCAGATCGAAGACCTGCTGGCGACCACCGAGGTGACGTCGAGCGACTACAACACCGTGAAGTCGCTGGTTCAGGGCAACGTGGACACCTTCATGGGGTTCAAGTTCATCCAGATCGAGCGCCTGGGTGTCGATGGCTCCAGCGCCCGTCGCTGTATCGCGTGGGCCAAGTCCGGCCTGCACGTCGGCATGTGGAACGACATCAACACCCGCATCGGTGAGCGCGCCGACAAGTCGTACTCGACTCAGGTGTACGTCAAGGGAACCTTCGGTGCGACGCGAGTCGAGGAAAAGAAGGTTGTCGAAATCCTCTGCACCGAGTAAGGGAGAACTGACATGGCAACAACCTATGCAGTAGAAGTCGCAGGGATCAGCACGATCCCGACCACCCAGAACAGCGGTGGTTTCCAGGGCGCCCGTGTTCGCTGCTTCCGCGCCACGATCCAGTACGATGGTCAAGCCTCCGGCGACGACATCGTACTGGCTCGCGTGCCGGCCGGCTACACGTTTGCCTACGGTGTGCTGGTCGCCTCGGCCACGGCTGGCGCCTCGGCCACGATCGCCATTGGTGTCTCGGGTGCCACCGGCAAGTACCGCACGGCCGCAACGTTCACCACCGCCAATACGCCGACTCTGTTCGGCAATGCGGCTGCGATGGATGACGCGGCACTGACGTCTGCCGAGACGGTGCTGGCGACTGTCGGTACTGCGGCACTGCCGACCAATGCGGATTACGCTGTCGCGTACCTGTACTACATCGCGCCGTAACGACAAGGGGGCTTCGGCCCCCTTGTTTCACCACTGGAGAGCGGCATGGCGAAGCAATTCATTGACGCCTCGGTGACCACGGTCAAGGAGTCCATGACCAAGGAAGACGGGACGGCGCTGACTCTTTCGGGTCAGGTGCGCATTCTGTACGACGACAGCGCGACCAACGCCGATCTGATGGTGTGCATCGAGCGCATCAAGGAACGGATCAACGAACCCGAATTGCAGTAACACAAGGGGCTTCGGTCCTTTGTTTCAATAAGGAATCAACATGGCTGAACGTACCCCTGCGATCATCCAGCCCGGTAAGCAAGGGATGGACCACTCAACCCTCGTCACATGGTCTGGATTACTCAATGGTGACAACGGTTCGCCTGTTTCCTTGACCGACTGCCCTGATCGTACGATTCAGATCGTGGGCACCTTTGGTTCCGGTGGGTCAGTGACCTTTCAAGGAAGCAATGATGGTGTCAATTACATCGCGCTGACGGACCCCCAGGGTAATTCTTTGACCAAGACCGCAGCGGCTTTGGAACTGGTTGCCGAAACGCCCCGGTTTGTCCGCCCCGCCGTCACCGCTGGTGATGGCACCACTGACCTGACAGTGATCATGTTTGCGAGGACTCCGCGATGAACCATCAAGCCGCAATAGAAGCATTCGGGAAAATGACCCGTGTGCTCAAGGCATTCGAGGATGTCGATGTGGTTCTCGCCGCACTGGTGGGAGCAGAGCAGAACAAGACGGAACTGGCTGCCGCTATCACTGCCGCCAAAGCCGAGCTTGAGTCGGTCAACGCCGATATCGACAAAGCCAAGACCGAACTCAACAAGGCCCGAAGTGACCTGAAAAAGTCCACCGAGGTGGCACAATCGAAGGCTGACCAGATCATTTCAAAAGCTCAAGAAGAAGCTGCTGAAATGAGGGCATCGGCAGAGTCCGATGTATTGGCCGCAAAAAACACCGCGATCGAGTACGCGGCAGCGGCTGATGAAGCAATCCGTCGAAAGACACAGGCGGAAAAGGAACTGGAAACTGTCACCAAGACCCTCGCTGAAGCACGCAAACGTATGACTGACTTCATGAAGGGGTGAGACAGGAATGGCCGATAACGTAGGATACACCCCCGGAACAGGCGTAGACATTGCCGCTGATGACATCGGGGGTGTTCTGTACCAGCGAGTAAAAGTGTCGTTTGGTGCAGATGGTGCGGCATCGGATGTGTCCAGTGTCAACCCGCTACCTGTAGTCACCGCTGCTGTCAAACTAGAGGACTCGGTCCACACCAGTGGTGATGCAGGCATGGTGATGCTTGCCATTCGTTCTGACAGTGATACCCCCACTGCGGCCGATGGTGACTACACCATACTGAAAATGGATGAGGAGGGGCGCCTGAAGGTGGCATCCAAGCCCGCTAGTTACTCGGCTACTGTTGGTAATGTCATTAGCTCCACAAGTACGGTGCCTGTAAATACCGAACGGTTCTCCAATCTAATGGTGCATTGTTCGGGCACTTTTGCTGGCGCCAATTGTACGTTTGAAGGCTCTCTGAATTCTACTAATGGAGCGGACGGCAATTGGTTTTTGGTTCAGGCCATCCGTTCACACGCCAATACTATTGAAACCGCAACAGGGGTGCTTGCGGCAGCACCTACCTATGCGTGGGAGTTGTCGGTCAATGCTCTTAAGTGGTTCCGTATAAGGGCGACCGCATGGACCTCGGGCACTCAGGTATGGACAATGGTTCCGGGCACGTACGCCACTGAACCAATCCCCGGTGCTCAGATCAGCGGCACTCAGCCTGTCAGTGGTACTGTTTCTGCGGGCATCAATGCTGGTACGAATGCCATCGGTGACGTGGGTGTTCAGTACAGAGCGAATGCCACGGGCGCCGCAAGCGGGACACATATTGTAAGTGCAGCAACCACCAATGCGACAATCGTCAAGGCGAGTGCAGGACGACTGTTGGGGTGGAATCTGGCTAACACGTCCGCGGCGTGGAAGTACGTGAAATTCCACAACCAGACAACGACACCGACCGCGGGGTCTGGTGTAGTCCGTACAATAGGCATTCCTCCGGGCGGCAGAGCAGAGTTGTCGATGCCTGGAGGAATTGCTTTTACCACGGGTATCGGCATGACAATCGTCAATGATTCTGCTGACGCAGGCACTACCGCTGTGTCATTGGGTGATGTGGTAGGTGACATCTTTTTCTCCTGATGCTGCTAACTTTACTGTCACCTCGTTTTGAACCAGCAGCCACGACTACAGATGTGGTGATTATCTTTCGCCGTCGCAGACGCTGAACTGTAACCAAAGGGGCCGGAATGGCATCGATCATCGACGTCTGCAACAAGGCACTCGACAAGCTCGGACAAAACCCGATCATCAGCCTGGCTGACGGTAACAAGGCCGCGAACCTGTGCTCGCGCAACTGGCCTCTCGTGCGCGATCAAGTGCTGCGCGAGCACCCGTGGAACTTCGCCATGAAGCGTGCGATTCTGGCTCCGAGCACCGACACCCCGGCGTGGGGTTTCGAGAATCAATTCCCGCTGCCGGCTGACTGGCTTCGGCTGTCCGAGATTCGTGATCTCTCGACAGGCGAGTATCAAGTCGAGAGCAACACGATTCTCGCCAACTCTGACGCTCTGTACGTTCGCTACATTTTCCGTCAGGAAGACCCGAATAAGTACGACGCTCTGTTCGTTGATGCGGTGGCCTCGTGTCTTGCGATCGAACTCGCAGAACCCCTGACTCAGAGTACCCAGAAAAAGCAACTGGCGATGCAGATGTACACGGAGTCGCTGGTGGCTGCCAAACGCATCGACGGTCAGGAGAACCCACCGGTCGAGTACGAGGAAGACGACTGGA